CAAATTTACGCACGACGAGTACCCTTGCGTCCCTTACGTGAGCCCTTGCGTCCCTTGCGGGAGCCCTTGCGTCCCTTGCGACGACGGGCACCACCCTTCAGATCAGCTTCGGGACCAAATTGACGGATTTCTGCAAATGCGGCATCCAGAGGCAAGAGGCGAGCAGAAGCAGCCAGATCCTTCGGCAGAGTAGAATCTACAACAGCACTCGGGAACGGGGCTTGGCCTCCGTGTTGGTTGGCGTGGTAGGCAGCAAATTGTTGGCCTTGTGCCAGATTGATTCCAGCGGGCCAAGGATTGCTCCAGTTGACTGGGGCCTCACCTCCGCGCTGGCGGCGATGCGACTTGCGGTGTGCCTTACGGTGGGACTTACGGTGACCCTTACGAGACTTTGCCATTCTAGTTGAGCCCAATAAAAAAACCGCACTCTGTATAGAAACGTTATGGAGCCCCAGTGGACCAAGCAAATCCCGAGTGAGACAGTGTGCACGACTTACTATGTGATCTTCTGGATCTACGCTGTCTTTGCAGTTCTGGCCGTTGTCGGAACGGTTGGCATTCTGACGATGTTCAAGCTTCCGAAGGGTCTATCTGTAGGCATTGGCTTTCAGGGCATCCTGACTGGAGCCATTGCAGCAACCCTTGCGCTTTTCCAGTACCTCGTTTGCTCCCGCGCTCTGCTGGGTGAGCAGGTGGTGACGGTTCGCAAGGCTGCTCAATAATCAGCTGTTCTAGCTCAAGACCCTTGTAAGGTACTGTAAATACGGTATATCCCTGTTTGGATAAACGTTCTGCGAGTTTCTCGTTAAACGTTGAGCGCTTGTTGAGAAAGATGAGGAAATGCGTGGATTCCTGTTGAATGCGTAAATCCCGGAAAATCTTGGCGCGTTTCTGATGGCGTTGCCAGTCTGCATCATAGAGTTGCGTCGGAATCTTTAGTTGTTCTGCCCAGTCTGAAATAAGAATGTTAGAAAGACCTTCAACGGGAAGACTCACTTTATCAGGAGTTCTTCCTAGTTCTTGTAGCATTGGCAACAAGATTGTCTCTTGAATATCTTGAGCGGAAACATCTGGTCTTGAGCCAAGCACTCCCAAGAACAGAGGTTGTGTCTGTTGAATCGGTCCTTCGTCCGTGAAACAGTCTGCCATCGCGTAACAATTCAACCAATGGTGTGTTTCTTCAATTTTATACAGCAAAAAAGCTTACGCCTCCTGGAGCAGAGAGCTCGCAGCAATCTTGCGCTTGGCCACCTTGCCACTCACAATGTAAATCGAGTTCTCCGTTAGAACAAGGTAATCCTCAGCAACCTTATAAATCTTCTGAATGAGGCTCGTGTACTCCTCATTGCTCTTCACCAGAAGCTTGTCCTTTGTCTCAGGGTCCTCGCCAATGACAGCCTTTTGGTTGTGGGTGTCGGCATAGTAATCCAGCTGGATGGGGCGGTCTAGCTGTTGAGCCAACTTAGCGGCCTGAACAAGGACCTGAGCAGAAGGGAGCGGCGTCTCTAGGCTTTGCGGTGCGGGGGTAGCAGTAGCCATATTGAAGTGTTCTACGGAACAATCGCATAAGTTTACTTGGTCTCAGACGCGCTCATCGTCGGAGTTGGCAGCCTCAGTACTTCGTCCGCGTGATCCTGAAGAATCGTATTGAGGAATCGGTAGGCCTCTTCCAGTTGATAGAGGGAACGACCGCCCGGAATGATGATTTTTCCCGGTTGAAAGACACTCATCGTAATGCGTTTACATTCACCGGGACCACTACCATTTCCTTGACCGCGACAACGGACTGTACATAAGCAAATGCCAGGACGATCCGGGTCTGGATGCTTGTCATTATAGTAGTATTTCGTATTGACTCCCTGATAAATCGTGCTTTCAAACGTGCTAAAGAGTCCATAGGTGCGACTGAGAATACTATGAAGGGCAGTTCTGTTGATGGCATGGGCAACTTGATAGTCTGAATTGATTAATTGTACTTTGAAGAGCTTCAGTTCAGGAGGAGTTGTAAAGACAGCAGCCTTGACGTTCTGAAGTTCAAGGAGAAGCCACTGGAGTGTTTCTTTGGCAAAGTCTTCTGCTGGAATTCCAGTCATTTGAATTCCACCATTTCCAAAGAGCTTCACATTGACCTCTTTGAACTGGGTGTGCTCTGGATTTGTCGCCTTTCGGACAACAATCGTGGACTGATTGAAGAAGGTCTTATCACTCACTCCACGCTTACTAAAGGCATCACGGCTACTCTGGCCAAACACGGATTTCTCATGCTCCATCTTCAATACACCTTCACCAGGCCACCACAGGGGAATCAGAATCTGTTGAATGTTTTCAAAGAGAGTTTTAGCATTCATCGCAGTTCCCATGTTGGCGGTAATGACCTTTGTACTGATGCGTAAAGGGGTTGGCTTGACGTAGTCTTCCATCGCGTTGGAATAGTTTAACCAAGACGTGGGTCCAATTTTTTCAGTATATCTGTTCTAATTCGTTGAATATGAGAAGAATACAGAGCTGGTGGCATTGTTTTCAGCACACCAGGTTGCGCAAGTGCTGTAATTCGTTGAACAAGCTCTAAATCAAGGGTTCCAAAAATCATTCCAATCCAAAAGAGGTCTTCAAGCGTTGGTCGCGTAAGAATCTCAGAAGGATTCGGCTCATGAAGCCATCTCCATACTTGTCTTGCAAGTTGTTGTGCCGCATTTGGGGCATGAAGAAAGATACGCAAGTCTCCACGAAGACGAACGGCGTCAAGAGGAGTTGGAGACTCCTTGTCAGGAGCATAGAGCTTGACACGCTCTGCTAGACATTCACTCGGCAAAGGATCGAAACGAATACGCAGGAAACGATGGTGAAGCGCCTTTTCAACTCCTGAAATTGTATTGACAAGAAACAGAATACAACAATGGGCAGAAGGATGTTGCTCAAGAACATGACGCAAGGAAAGTTGAGCACTCGCTGTAAGAGTTTCAGCCTCATCAAAAACTAGAAATCTAGGAAGATTAGCATGTTCTGGAAGAAGATTTTGTGAATGGAGAAAAGGAAAGACACGATCACGAATGGATTCCAAACCACGTTCGTCTGAAGCATTCAAAAAGAGTGTGGCACCAGGAGGACAATGGCCACCAGGATACCAACTTTCAATAAAGAGTTTGGCTGTAGAGGTTTTTCCAGAGCCTGGAGGACCATAGAACAAAAGATGCCGAAGACGATTGGGGTCTTGACGAATACACGTGAGAATTTTTCTAACACGCGGGTTTGGAATGTTTTCCATTCCGCAAAGACTATGTGGTCTTGTCATCCAGTCCTTAGACTACTAGAAATCATGATTGACCTAAAGTAAATTCAGCACTTGTAGCATAGAAGATAATGCCCCCTCGTAAACAACCAGCCAATTCTGTAGAATCTCAAGAGAAGCCTCGTACAAAACGTACAAAGGCCTCAGCTAAACATCAAGTTGTTGCTGTTGTGACACCTGATGGTATTCAAGGAACCTTTCAACCTGAAGTGAAACGCCCTCTTATTGTCCATCTACCCATTCATAGTAGTGATATTCAGTTTCACGATCAACCCTTTGTTTATGACCCTCGTCCTCCTGGACAATTTGAGGCGTTTAATGCTGGTGAAGTTGACCCATTTTCTTCTGAGGCGACCTACGAAGTTGTTCCTACAGGTGGTGACAGTGGGGTACAGAATGAGGTTGTTCAAGAGCCAGTTGCCACTGAACCACAAGTTCAGGGTGCTCCTGTACCTGTTGCAACACCTAAGCGTGAGTATGGACCGACCAAGCTTCTTGTCTCATTTGCATC